CTGGTATTACTGGTGCTACGGGTATCACAGGTGCCACTGGTATTACTGGTGCCACAGGCATTACTGGTGCCACAGGCATTACTGGTGCTACTGGTGCTACGGGTATCACAGGTGCCACTGGTATTACTGGAGCTACAGGTATCACGGGAGCCACGGGTATTACGGGAGCCACAGGTATCACAGGTGCTACAGGTATCACGGGAGCCACGGGTATTACGGGAGCCACAGGTATCACAGGTGCTACAGGTATTACAGGTGCTACAGGTATCACGGGAGCTACAGGTATCACTGGTGCTACAGGTGCAACTGGAATCACAGGTGCCACAGGTATCACAGGTGCGACTGGGCCAAAGGGAGATCCTGGTGGAGCCACGGGTATCACAGGTGCGACTGGCATTACGGGAGCCACGGGTATCACAGGTGCGACTGGTATTACTGGAGCAACCGGAATCACAGGTGCTACAGGTATTACAGGTGCCACGGGTATCACAGGAGCGACTGGTATCACTGGGGCTACTGGTATTACGGGTGCCACAGGTATTACTGGAGCAACAGGTATCAGAGGTGCCACAGGTATTACAGGTGCTACTGGTCCTGCTGGTTCATCATCATCATTTTTTCCTTACCGAGCAGACAATACTGCAACTCCAACGTCAGGACGTATTTCATGGTCTAACTTTGCTACTCAAACCTCATCGACATACGTTAGAGTAAATCATATAGACCAAGATGGAGTAGATGTTGATATATTTTTAAATTTAGTTAATCAAGGAAATGAGTTAATTATTCAAGACGCAACTGTTTCTGCTAATTTCCAAAAATGGTTAGTAAGTGGAACTCCGATTCCAAATACTGGAAGTGGTTATGTTGAGTACCCAGTAACATTAATTACAAGTGGCGGTTCTCCTAATTTTGCTAACAATCATCAAATCATACTAGCATTAATTACAACTGGAGCCGCGGGTGAAACTGGAGCTACAGGTGAAACTGGAGCTACAGGTGAAACTGGAGCCACAGGTGAAACTGGACCTACAGGTCCAGCTGGTGTAGGTGGTGCACAGGGCTATTGGGGATCATTCAGCACAAACACGACCCTGACACTGACAAATTCCAACGTAGAGTATCTTTATACATACGATACGACAGAGGGGGGTACAGGAATTTCAATCGGAAGCCCTGCGTCCCAGATCGTGATTTCAAACGCAGGTGTGTACAATATCCAGTTTTCGACACAGTATTATGCTGGAGCAGGTGCTGCAGTCGTTACGATCTGGCTACGCGTGAATGGGTCTGACATAACGCGAACCTCAACAAACATAAATCTCCCGAATAACTCATATGAAGTAGCTGCGTGGAACTTCATGTACGAATTCTTCAATGATGGTGATTATTTTGAGTTAGTTAACTCTTCCACCCACGATGGAGTTACAATACAATACATTGATGCACAAATAGATCCAATTCGCCCAATAACACCTTCGATCATCTTGACCGTTCAGCAGGTGATGTACACCCAGGTAGGTGCCACAGGTGAAACTGGAGCCACAGGTGAAACTGGAGCTACAGGTGAAACTGGAGCTACAGGTGAAACTGGAGCCACAGGTGAAACTGGTGCCACAGGTGCTACAGGTATCACAGGTGCAACTGGAATACAGGGTGCAACTGGAATACAGGGTGCGACGGGTTTAATAAGTGCAGTAGGAGTGAATTATGGCAATTTTCTATATTGGAATGGTACTCAATGGGCGACGGGAGATGCGACACTTATTATGGGACAAAATGCCGGTCTCACGAATCAACGAGCCGGATCAGTTGCTATCGGTACAAACGCAGGTCAATCAAATCAAGGAATAAACGGCGGAGCAGCTGCATTAGCTTTTGGGGCAAACGCAGGTCAAATATCTCAAGGGGCTTTTGGGTTGGCTATTGGGACAAATGCAGGCGGCGAAAATCAAGGCCAAGGGGCTAGTGCCATAGGAGGTTATGCTGGTTGGCATTCTCAAGGGAACAATGCTCTTGCTGTTGGACCAAGTGCAGGTCAAGAAAATCAAGGAGAACTTACGACTGCAATTGGTTATGGTGCGGGAAATTCCACTCAAGGAGGATTCTCAGTATGTATTGGATGTGGAGCTGGAAGAAATCCTGTTAATACACAAGCAGCAGCCCCAAATTCTATAATATTAAATGCCCAGGGAAGTCCTCCTGCTACTATTATCGATTTACGTAGTGCTACTTCTGGATTTTTTGTGAATCCGATACGTAATGTACAAGGAACTTATTATTTAACGTATGATACCGGCACATCAGAAATCACTTATCATATAGATGGTGTATCTGATATACGTCTTAAAACCGATATTGCCGATACAACTCTGGGTTTAAATTTTATTACCCAATTACGTCCAGTTGAATTCAAGTGGAAAGATAGGAAACATACTGAACTAAACTATGACGGAACTCCAGTTATAGGAAACAATCCAGGCACGCGTGTCCATCAAGGTTTAATTGCTCAAGAAGTCAAAGAAGTTCTTGACAAACTAGGAGTTGATTCCGCGATATTTATGTGCGTCAATGATATCCCTTCGGGAAGTGTGAAGGGACAGAAATTTGATGAGAACGGAAAGCCGACAATAGATGTTGATGTACCATTACCAAACGGTGCGAATGGAATCCAATCACTTCGGTACGAAGAACTTATTTCGCCATCGATTAAAGCTATTAAGGAACTTTATGCTTTAGTTCAGACCCAAGCTGCTGAAATTAAAAAACTTCAAAATCAAGTAAATACTCTGATAGAAAACGCATCAAACGGTAAATGAGTAGCTTGATAATCTAATTTTATAGTCTTGAAGGAAGCAGTGGACAACTTGCATATTACGCCCCAGAGTAAATACATCAAAAGGCAGCTGCCGGTTGGTGTAGTTCTATATCAACAGAGTCGCAGTTTTGGAACAGACAATATCAAGTTTAATGTCAAGAACTACATAATGGCGTCGCTACTTGGATACACGAACGTCAACGGGTTGTCGATCCTTGTCAACGGAAGCGGGAGTGTATCAGGAACGCTGATTGGCGGTGCGACCGGTCCCGCGATGCTTGGGTACACGGCTTTGAATGAACTACTGACTGGATCAAACACTATACAGTACATCACCAGCAATCCTGATTTAAGTGGCAGTTAGGTTAAAGCTTGATCACCACCGAGTTCTTCGCGGACTTGCGTTCAGATCCGCCCGACCGCTTGAGGACTGACCTCCGAGCGGGCTGGGGGGGAGGCGGCCCGGCCGAAAACGTCATAACGGGAGCCGTCGGGGCCTGGGTTGGCGGCATGGGGGTGGTATTTGTGGAACCGACCTTCTTCTCCTCCTTATTGATCTTGTTCAGGATATCGCCAATACCCATTCCAGTACCACTCGGCATCTTCATCTCGCGAGCCGGAGCCTTTAGAGGGATGGTGCGAGTGGACGACGGGGGAGCCTGTTGCTGGGGAGGAGGAGTGTTCACACCTCCGAGGAAGGACATCAGACCGGCGAGGGGGTTGTCAAAGTTGGAGGTGGCAGGCATCTTGACAGGTCCGGGGGCGGGGGCGGAGGAGGGGAAGGTGGGGACAGTCGCACGCTGCTGCTGCTGCTGGGCCTGCTGCCGGAACTGTTCGGTCTGACCCTGCATGGCCTGAGCTGCCATCTGACGGGCAATATCAGGGTTCTGCCGCAGGATCTCCTGGATATTGGGAACCGGGGCCTTCATCGCCATCTGGTTGGTGAGGTGGACCATGTACACCATGAAGCAGGTACGCATCGGAATGCGGACGAGCGGGTGCATCCGCATCTGGTCGCCGTACAGATCATAAAGCTCCTCGAAATCTTCCTCTAGATCGCCCACGTTCATCTGGGCGGACTGGGATAGACCGTCAAGCTGTAGACCGAACATCTTGACCATATTCACATTCTTGGATCCCCACTCGAGGGCGGACATACCCGTGATAAACCATTCGCTAAACTGCTTGATGGTAGCATCCATAGCCTTCTCCTTGCGGATAAACTCGAGCTCCATCTCCATCTCGTCCAGGGGAGAGTCCATCGTGAACCGCTTGCGAATCGGGACACCCATCTTATCGAGACGGGCAAACTTGCGGAGGAGCTCGTACTTCTTCTTCATGATGGCGTCCTCGGACATCTTGGGAGTATGAGCTACAGGCTTGAGGTAAGCCTCGGCGTTCAAGTTCTCTACGCCGTCCCACGTCTTCGTGGTACCGACATCGGCGGCAGAGGGGACGAGGCGGGGCGGGGGAACGGGCTCGGAGGGAAGGTCCGTGAAATCGAGATTCACTGTCTCCATATCAGGAAGCTTTGTGTCTGCGGCGAGGGTGTTCGTGTTCATCAGAAGATCAGCTCCTGGAACTTCCATTTCTATTATGTCTCCTCCGCATCCTCTTTGTAAGATGTAAACGCGTACGACGCCGAGTCTTCTTTCCACCCTTGAGAGGAGCTGAGGCGGCAAACTTCCGGCCTTCAATGACAGTCTTGTACTCTCCCATCCCAGACCGCGAACATCCTGAACAGATATACTGCTTATTTCCATCCGAGAGATCTGGGGCGTTTGGCTCGTACCTGCAAACACAAAGGGCAGGGAACTGTACGGGCGGAGGTGCAGGTGCGGGTGCAGCCGCAGGGGAAAAGGAAGAGGGGGACGGAAGGGGGGAAATAGACACCCTCTCCATTGTCGCAACGCGGGGCCGTTTCGTCAACATTTCTTCGGCGGCAGATTTCATAGTTTCTTTGGCCGTGGTTTTGAGAACGTCTTTCACGCCTTTCATGAATTGTGAACGAAGAGCGGGTCCGAGTTTGGACATCCCTACCTATATTATTATACTGGATGCTCTAAGAAATACAAGCCCTGCAAGAAACTGTCAGCCAAATCGTCCTTCTTCTTGTGCGACTTAAAAAACGCAACGTTTGCGGGGGGACACAGGGATTCACAATGTACAATACCCGTCTTCTTGCGTCCGCGGTACGTTCCCGTCGCATCCCCTGCCATCGTCACATTATCGAGTTTGTGGATGGCCGACACTCCCTTCGTTCGGAATCCGCGACAGGCAAAGTACATGTGAATCATCGCCTGAACCGCAAACATCCTGCGATCGAGCTGGTTCTCGCAGACCACGAGATCCGCACATTCCCACCAAGTTCCGCGGCGATCGAGAGACGCAATGATATCGCCCACCAGATCAAGAACACCTCCACCTGCGGCACGAGCATTTCCCTTAAATTTTGACCATCCAGCCTTGTTCATTTCTGTCCAAATAGCAGGAACCAGATCCTTCTTCGTCGTCTTTCCGGCAAGGTTGTACGTCTTAGCCATCTCCTGGAGTTCCGGGATCGTCTTTTTCCCGAGAGCGGCTTTGGTCAGAGTGAGGTTCTTCGGGCGATGGCGGGAACATGCCTGCGTCCCCGCCCCTGCCTGCACCCACATGGCGGGCTTGGAGCATTTGTAGCAGGATGTACGCACATGCCCGTTCTTCTCCCCAATGACGTCAATCACGTCCCAGTGGGAAATACACATATCTGTCCTGGAAGTACCTTCAAGGACACATACAGCTAAATTCCGAAGCCCGATATCGATACTTATGAGCTTCATACTTGTTCTTGGTTTTATTAAGAAGCTACCTGTAATAGCGAAATCAGTGTGGACTTCTTGTCGCTCTTGCTGTAGGGAATACCCTTGGCTGTCAGAAGCTCACGGAGCTGGACCGCCGTCTTTCCACCGAGCGTGGCCATATCCTCACCCATCAGCTCCACATCCTCTCCATCGTGCTCGAGGTCCTCGTGGACGCTCACACGGTCGTCCTGGGGCGGGACTGAAGTCTCTGCCGGGGTTGGCGGCGGGGCCGGAGTAGGGGCAGACAGCTCGTCCTCGTGAGACACCTCGGGCTCGGGCTCGGTCTCAGACTCGGGCTCAGGGACGTGCTGGGCAAAGGAGGGAGGCGGGGCCGTGATAGCAATAGCTAGGGCATTGATCGCCTGGGCCATGCGGGACTGCTGAACATACATCCACGCAACCAAACCCGTCAGAATTAGAACGATACCAGCAACGAGGGCTACGACACCATGAAAGAATTCCATTTATGTTCCTACCTTAGTATTTACTATGCTTTTAAACGCCTACGTGTCGAGCGGCGAGCGGATACTTTACGTTTATACGTTTTTTTGGTCTTGCGTCCACCCTTGGAACGGGTAGCATTGTAATAATCAACGTGCTCTTTGTCCTCGGGGAACACAAGCTTCCCGAAATGTGTCTTAGGCTTTGCACCTGAACGAAGAAGAAGATTCTTAATCTGCTTAAACCGTTCAACCTTCGCGGGATCGCTGGATTTCTTTATGGCGATATCTGCAACTCCACGATACGTCTTTCCTTCCAGCTCAGGGGGAAAATTGGGGATGCGTTTGTCAAACTGATTATTGAAATTTGGTCCTACAAAGGTTCCATCCACTTGATACGTTCCAGGAAACTCCTTAAGAAGGGTATCTACCATCGCAACGTTGGCATGAATAATGGCATACATCATAGGATGCAGACGGGATATTTCGCTATCTAACTTTTCCCGAGGAGTGTCTGACCCCAACTCCGAATAAAACGCAGACGTGTGCTTGGCAAAATTAGCAGCATCGCCACGCTCAAGATCATCGGCTATTGTAGCCAGATACTGGTCTTTCCGGCTGGGTGTAGAAGAACCCGATGAGCTTGACCTGCGATTGTTTCGGTTAAATCCGTATGAGGCCAGATGTGCCATTCTTATACTTGTTTCAGAAAGATTATGGATCTACCATATTCATTCAAAAATCTTCGGAATCAAACTTGATCGTCATGTCCTCTTTCCGGGCACCCACACCTGCCTTGGAGTAATCGGACACCTTCCGCTCAAAGAAGTTGCCCTTGCCCTCCATCGAGATCATCTCCATGAAATCAAAGGGGTTCTGGACATTGTAAATCTTTGAGACACCCAGCTGGACGGCGAGACGGTCGGCCACAAAGCGAATGTACTGCGTCATCAGTTTCGAATTCATTCCAATCAGAGAGCACGGCAAAGACTGGCAGATGAATTCAGTTTCAATGTCCACGGCAGATGTGATGATGTCCTGGATCCGTTCCGATGGAATCAAAGATTCAAGACGGTACATCTCCACCGCAAACACTGTGTGCAATCCTTCATCCCGAGAAATGAGTTCGTTGGAAAAGGTTAAACCGGGAAGGAGCCCACGCTTCTTCAGCCAGTAGATCGCACAGAACGCCCCGCTGAAAAAGATGCCTTCGACGCACGCAAATCCCACGAGACGGGTCGCAAACGATTCCTGGCTATCGATCCACTTGAGTGCCCACTCACCTTTTTGACGAATACACGGGATGGTATCAATAGCCCGAAATAGATGAAGCTGTTCGTCCTTGTCCTTCACATACTTGTCGATGAGGAGGGAGTAGGTCTCTGAGTGCACACCCTCCATCGCATTCTGGAACGCATAGAATAGCCTGGCAACCGGGCTCTGGACATCCCGCTGGAACCGGGTCGCCAAGTTCTCCTGTACAATCCCGTCGGCTCCCGCAAAGAATGCTAGAACTTGCTTCACAAAAAACTGTTCGTTCGAGGTAAGCTTATCCCAATCGGCCTCATCCTTGCTGAAATCGATTTCCTCGGGCGTCCAGAACGAGGCGACGGACTGTTTGTACAGCTGATACAGCTTCGTCTCGTCGGGCTTGATAGGGAATAGCGTATACCGATCGCCGAGGGTTGCCATTGTGATGTATATATCACGCAGAAAGTAGTTAAATCCTTTCCGTGTAATAAAAACAATACGAGATGAGCGTGGCACCGCCCCCGGCCACCTACACTGCGACAAACGATTTGAATGCCTTGAAGAATATTTTCGTTCCGCAGTACCAGTTCAGCAACGGGTATTACCACGCGATTGTGAACACCCAGCTTCCGGGAAACGTGGCGGTGGGAAATACGACGACGGGATTCCTACTGACAGTGAACGGAGCTCCAACAATGACGCTCTCGGATCTTCAGAACTGGTCGTACTACGTGGCGACATCGAACCTGGTCATGAATTCAAATTCAATTACCACTGTTTCCAAGCTGACGTTTGTGGGGGGAAATACTACAAACGCGTTCACAATTGACGCACCGAACGGGTTGCTCAATGTGTCGGCGTACTACCTACGTGGAAACTTCATCAATTTATCGGGCGGTGTTCCGGCATGGGCACGTTACCCTGCAACTGCGAACGTGAATATTTCGGGGTACTCGGTCATCGGAGCTGCGTCAGTATCCCTTTCTCTTGGCGGAACAATCACGAACCCAGCGTCCAACGTCATTGGATTTTCAAATGCAGCGTTCGGCGAAACGATGCGGATCACGCAGTCGGGGCAGGTGAGTATTGGAACCACAGCTCAGTTCCCGGGGTTCTCTCTGGTTGTGAACGGATCGTCGCAGTTCAAGTCTTCGATCATTATGACGACATCGGGGTACACATCAAGTTCAAACTCATTTTTCGCGAATACTGTTCCAACCTCAGCTGGAGTTGCAGATGTTCAGCTGGGGGCATTGGGAGGAAGCACAAATCTGGTTTTTTGTGCGGGAGGCACCCTGACACAGCGGCTAAAATTGGAGAGCAACGGAAACTTCACGGTCATGACTGGAACGTTGACGACTACCGATCCCACCCTGCCCCACTCGGTTGGCGGAATAATATTCCAGAACCAGAATATCAGTGCCGCGTCTCTCACGATCAATGGCGTGCCATATACTGCAGGTGCAGCGGCGGGCGTTGATAGTATAAATTCACTATCAGGAGCCATCACCCTCACAGCCGGAACCAATATTTCGCTGTACACCTCTGGAAACACTATCGTCATAGGAGTATCGGGATCAACTGGTGGAAGCAGCATCAGCGGAGGAGTTACGACGCTGAATTCTCTCTCAGGAGCCGTCACCCTGACCGCCGGAACAAATATTTCGCTGTACACCTCTGGAAACAGTATCGTGATCGGAGTCTCGGGATCGACGGGTGGAACTAGCGGAGGAGTCACAACGCTGAATACTCTGTCGGGAGCCATCACTCTCGTCGCTGGAAGCAATATTTCGATAGGTAGGTCTGGAAACAATATAAGGATTGAATCAACTGTCTCTGGAACGTATGGAGGTGTGATACTTTCGTCGAATACCGTAACTGCAGAGTCCATCGATACGGATAGTGTTTACTTAAGTTCAATCGGAGGGGTAAAATTTCAGGGTAATGTCGTATCTGCATCCGCGTTGTTTATCCCTGGTAGCCAGCAGAGTGTCATTTCTGGCATCACGCTCCAGAACAGCGTAATGACCCTATCAAGCATAACTGCAGCAACATCGGTCAGTACAACTAACATCGATGTCACAGGTTCAATTAATATGTCTGGAATGCTTGTAGATTCAATTGTGGGAACAGTGAACGGCCTCGCGGGGCAAGTAACAATATCAGGGGGCACGGGTATTGGAGTCACACCTGTTCTTGATCTTGATGGTACTATCATTACTATCACTACCGCCCCCATCCCTATAACCCTTCTTTCTCCACCAGTTTTTACGATAGTCTTACCGGATACGGGTAGAGGAGATATATTCATTTTTCCTACAACTTATAGCGACACCGTTCCAACTCAACTCGCTTTTCCATCAGATCCTGGCCTTCTTCCAGTTGGAACATCATGGAGAATAACGAACTCCAGCCCATGTAATGTTAACTTTTTATATAGCACGGGCATAGCAACACTGCCAAATCTAGATCCTGATGCCTTAGGATTATTTACTTTGAGTGCCTTTTACAGTATCCTACTGGTAAAAGCCACCAGTAATTTTGGTGGTACTATATATTACAACGTCAATAACTAAACACCGTTCATGACCTTTTGAATCGATACAACCGACACTCCCGAATGCTTTGAGAAATCCTTGAGAAACGCCCGGATCTCCGCCTTCGTTTTGTCGTGGCACAAGACTCTGGCAATCATTCCCGACACCATGACTTTCGGTGTATGTTCCAGTTCCTCGTCGGGGGACTTGAAGATATCCTGAATTGTCCCGAGAATCTCAGTTCGCTGATGTTCCTGTATCGACAGCCCGTTCATCATCCGCTCTGCTAGAGACAACTGGGTTTTCAGGAGAGGATTCTCTTCGGCGTGGAGGCCGAACGTCTGAATAGCTTTGGAAAGGGAACGGGTCGAGACATTGACAATCTCAGACATTTCTTCGTGCGTCCGTGATACACCCATACGACGACATGCGACGAAGAACACGGCACCCATCAGAGCCCTCCTAGTTTCACCACGCAGTTTCAGGGCTTCTGTCTGGCTCCGAAAGAGAGCACACGCTTCCTGAAGAATGGCTTTCGTGAACCCGTGGCGGTAAGCGTACTGATTCAGTGTTTCAAGAGCCGACAGCCACGACCGCTCGGAATGGGAGGCGAGAGACCAGGCGGATAAACGCTGAATGCTCTTGAATGCGGGCGACGATACTTTCCTGTTCATCGCCATAGACCCGTACGACGAGTCGGGAAGCAGTTGATTGATGGTCAAGCCGACACGCGAGGGATCTTCATTACGGTCTTCGGCACCGTAATATCTCCACTCCGCACCTTCATCAATCGTCTGCTCCATAATTGTTCCACACGACGTACATACTCTCTGTCCCTCATCAACCAGAACTCCCTTCTCCGGATGATCACACATTCCCTGTCTTGCTACTTCAGCCATGTCGTGTGTACAAATGTCCGTTTTTATCGAGTCATGGAATGACGCAGGAAATCCATAGCAGAGTCGTCATACACAAAGGGACGGTAATCGGCCCCAGAGCGGGGAGGAGCACGTAACCTAGGTTGAGTATTCAGCGGCTTGATCCAGGAAATCACCAGAGTCAGTGTTGGAGTCACCCATACTTGGAATCCCTGTTCGGTAAGAGCGTCCCTGACATACTCCACAGCTTCCAGGTGATCGTAAAGAGGATACCCAAACACAAAGGAGGGAACATCGTAGACAAAATAAGGGGCGGAGGGGTTCTGAATAGCGTAGGTTTTGAGTTGGGATGATAGGTTTGACAGAACTGGACGCATAGCCTGCATTTTTGCGGTCTTGCGTTCATCTTCCTGCTTCCACAGGTCTTTGGCCCGAAGCATTTTCATACACGCAGAAAAGAAGCATCAATGAAATACACGGTTCTAGGTTTGAACGGTGGAGGAATGCGTGGATCTCTCCAGGTAGGTGCACTCCAAGAACTCGCGGAGCAGGAGGGAGAACAGTACCTCAGTTCGGTGTTCACGGACGGAGTATACGGCATTTCCATCGGAGCCCTCATTGCAACTCTGATCGCGTTCGAGTTTTCAGTGGACGAACTGAATCTTCTTACTGAGCTCTTAGGGAATATGCAGGACGCATTCAACCCCCTGCGTCTCCAAAGCTTGCTCAGTCTTACCCAGACAAATGGGATCGACGACGGCTCTAAAATCTACGCCCTGCTTGACCGGGAATTCAAGAAGCGTGGCCTTGAATTCTCGACCCTGCGTATCGGGGACGCCGCTATACCTCTGCACATTATTGCTTCGGACCTGTCAACCCTGAAAATCACGATATTCGGACAGAGCATTCGGGTATGGGACGCACTACGGGCATCATTTTCGTTGCCGTACATTTTCACGCCGCACGAGATTCAGGAGCACCTGTTTGTCGACGGTGCCCTTCTTTGCCAGAAAATCATGGATGTCATACCTTCTAAAAAGCGGCCGCACACCCTGCTCCTGCTGACAACACAGGAACGCAGGGTAACTCTGGACAATTATCTGGGGATGGTTCCGTTCTGTAAGGCTATTAAGGAGACTTACGCAACGAAAACTGAGTATCACGACAATACTTGTTTACTTGTTGAAGATGGGGCACAGATGGTAAGTTTCTGGAACTCGGAGGATGTTGTCCGGCACTTAATCGGTATCGGACGAACCGCCTACCGCGAGTTCAGGACCGACCGCCTCAACAAGAAACTCGCGTAGGACTTCAGTCTTGGGCGGGCCAACGTACTCGAATGTCCTGGACGATGTTTGGAGCTTGTATGTTGGGTATGAGTCAACCTTGAACTCCCCGCACTTCTTGTCTGACTCACAATTGATATGCTGGATATCAATCTTTTTCCCGCCATACGTCCGATCCTTGAGAATCGCCTCCAGGCTGTTCATTGTGGGAATGGCGTCCTGGGAGTAGGGGCACCATTCCGTATAAAAGAAGAGAAGGTGAGCTTTGTCATCGGGTATACCAATTTCCTTGACCTCCTCTACGATCATGCGGCTGGCGGGGGGATATCCACGAAAGACCCAGTAGAGCCCGACAAAGACTAGGAGAGTTACCAACGTAACTCCACTGGCAATGAGGCCTGTTTTCAAGACGTCCATCTGGTATTTATTTAGGATAGAGAACAGACGTTATTTTCCGTTCGCGAGCATACCACTCTCGATACGCTTGGTGCTGAGGAGTACCAGAAGCCAAGTTCCACATAAGACTATGTGTTTGACGCTCGGGTTCACCTAGAACATGGGGCTTTACGATATACCACCTACCGTTATGCCGGAACATTCTTCTTTACATATACGAGCTCGCTGTCTTAAAAGCGGGCGGGGAATCCAACGAGGTTGGCACCAATACCGAAGCCGGCACCCGTGCGGGCCGAGGAGCCGACCGAGGGAGCATAGATATCGAGGATGGCGAACACGGCGAGGGCCGTGAGGGCGATCGTGCCGATCTCGTCGACGCGGAGCTTCTTGCCCGGCAGCAGGTAGCAGGCGACGGCGACGGCGAGGCCCTCCAGGGCGTACTTGACTAGACGCTTGACCAGGTCGGCAACATCAATGCCAACAGACGGGGCGGGGGCAGCCTTGGCAGAGGAATCGGACATTTGTTTATACTTGATGAAGGAGAAAAATTCAGGTGGGTTGGGAATAAGTAAGTAAGGAATGTTCTCGTCCTATGTGATTATTGTTCTTTACGTTCTAGCCATCGTAACACTCGAAGTATGTGCGATGAGCTGCTTCAAGTCGTCCCTTGAAGATTGGCGGTTCTACCTCCTCGGCGTCTTCTTTTATTCGATGGTCGGATTGATGCTGATTCAAACCTTCAAACTAACTGGGATGGCCTTCACGAACGCACTGTGGTCGGGACTGTCGGTCATGGCGACGACGACGGTCGGAGTCCTCTACTTCAAGGAACGGCTGCACCTCCACGATTATATTGCGATTGCGATGATCGGAGGAGGTGTCCTAATCTTGAAATTCACCGAGTGACCCCCGCGGGAAAAAGTCGTTTTGAGAGTGGGGGTCAATAGATATAAATAAATGAGCACGGATCGTAAGAAGGTTGAGCTTCCCAAGACGGACGAGGACGGTGTGGTGGACTACCTCGACGAGGACCCCGAGCTCCCCAACCAGCGTTACTGCATTGTGTCCTTCATCTCGCCCGAGAAGGTCATTGAGCGGAAGCAGGACTACTTCTTCAAGAAGTTCCTGCAGTGGACGGACTACGACTTCAAGGTGAAGGGCCTGGAGCACCTGGCCGATTACATTGCGAAGAAGTACTCGCTCAAGATCGATGATGTCATGAAGGACGTCCACGACTTCGAGAAGACGCACCGCGACGAGCTGAAGAACTCTGATGTCCCAGAGCAGTACCAGGTGTTCCTCCTCAAGCACGAGAAGGAGGTGCAGGAGTCCTTTGACCGGGCGAACAGCTTCCAGTGCAACATCCGCGGCGTCAAGGTCCGCCGTGCGTTCCCGTCGTATGAGGAGGCTCAGCTGTGGTGCAAGGTTCTCCAGCGGAAGTACCCGAAGGACAACCTCATGATCGGCCGCATGGGCTGCTGGCTGCCGTGGGAGCCGTCCGAGCACCTCATGGAGAATGTGGAGTATGCGAACTCGCAGCTCAACGAGATCATGCGGAAGTACAAGGAGAACGAGGCCAATCGCGAGCTGTTCTTTGCGGAGGAGCGTGAGGCGTCGGTAAAGGCCCAGAAGGAGGAGAACGCCAAGCGTCGGGCGGAACAGAACCAGCTGCAGGATCTCGCGAAGCCTGTTCACCCGGCAGAGGGAGCGATGAGGGAGTAGACTAAAAATCGTTTAAGTCGTTTCCATATTCTACATAAAATGGCGGATCATCTACAGTATTTAACAGATTCAGAGATTCTGGGAGTGGGAATTCCCCGTCTTTTCCACATGGTGTGGGTAGGCCCGAACCCCATGCCCGAGTTTGCGGTTCGCAATTTTGAGACGTGGAAGCAGCTTATGCCTTCTTGGACGTTTCGCCTGTGGACGAACAACGATATTCACAACGGTGAGTTTCCCGACGATATTCTTGTTCGGATTCATGAGAGCAATACCGGAGTTCAGAAGTGCGACATCATGAAGTACTTTATTGTGGAAAAGTACGGCGGAGTATACATGGACGCAGACGTAACTCCTGCAGCATCTCTTGAACCGATAATCCAACTGAACAAGAAGCTTGTTCTGTGCCACGACATTGACGTGACATGGGGGTACATGGCGGTTGGATTCTTTGCAGCGGTTCCACACCACCCTGTCCTACAGCGGGCGTGCAAGGATCTTTACGTGGCACCTCTGAATACAGGGGAACCACATTTTCATACTGGACCTGGAGTGATGGGGCGGGCGTTCTGGAATACTCCACCTACGGGGGAGAAGTACGCTCTCCTGCCATATAAGTTCTTTTACTACAATACAGATCGCCCCGCCGACGAGAACTTCCCTGGAAGTAAGGAGTTTCCTGGAAAGTTCGGAACCCACGAGTATGCTCGGATGTGGTCTTAACCGTGTTTTTCCTTTCGCACCCACACTGACGGTCCCTTACGCTGTGATGCCAGCTCGGCATTGTAATCATTGGCTGCCAGCATGGTGGACATAAACGGTTTGTTGTCGATCCACAGAGAATCGGCACACATGTGGAACTGGGGGTGGTCAGATGCTTTATACCAAAACACCTGGTCTTCTAATTTGTTCGAGCTCGACGAATTACAGATTACGAGGCACTCATAATTTTCTGTGCACTGGTCCATGAACTGACAAAACATCTCAAAGGAAGGAAACATACCTGCGTAATTCTCGTAGATACGCCGGCGGTTTCCCAGGATGTTTTCACGAAGAATGAACACGAAATCTACGTTGGTACGGAGATTGGGAGTAATACCGAGGGGGTACTGCATGGTAATCATGGTGGAAAGATCAACGTGACGGCCGTTCATGAACACGTAGCGGGTAGATTCCTCTTTGATCCATGACGCGTCGTAGAGACAGTCGTCGAGAATCAAGAACGCACGAGGATCTACGTTTGATCCGGCACCTCCAGACCCCCTCTGCTGTTTGAGAGCCAGCTGACGCCGAATGACGTTCATGATAATTTCAGGTTTGTACTTGTCATGAATGAGTTTGGAGGGAACCATATCTTGGAAGAAGCGGTTAGCCACCTCTGTTCCGGAAATCACAGTTCCAATAGGGAACGCATCTTGGTTGTGAAAGAGGATATCACGGACCAAGAAAGATTTTCCGGTATCCTTCTTTCCGATGATGACGATCATGGGAGATTTGCGTGAATCAATCGCACATCGTTGTTTGATCATATCCATATTGAATTGACGAATGTTAAAGTTCATTCCAGTCCTATACTCATTTCTCAGAAGATAATAAGATGGGGAAACACGCGTACGCCTACAATATTCATACAATTCGTCTGAGCACCGATGATTCCCTGCGTGTCACTGGGAATATTGCTCTTTTTTCAATCCTGTATGCGATGGCAGGGGGATTTCTCTCGTTTGTTCTGTACTATCTGTTTGACACCTATAACCCTCCAGAATCCACCGAGTGGGAAAAGAAGGGTCTTGTGTTCCAGTTTACCGATATTGCTCTTGAAATTTCGATTATTGGATTGGTAGCCTTCTGGCTGGTTTACTTTATCAACACATCTACACCCATTATTCCAGTCAGGAAGGGGCTGGAATATTTCGTGGGATCGTATACCAGCGGTCTGTTCTTCCTGTTTGCCATCTTCATATTCCTCCAGGACTTTTCAAATAAGATGAGATACGTGTTCAACCACTTTCTTGGACACGTGTTTGACAGGGTGTTTCCCGCCGAAGGGTCGATCATCGATGGATCCCTGCGGTACAGTGAGAAGCAAAAAGCAGGGAAGTAAACATAACGGGAATGCCTAAACCTACGCCCGACTTGCGAACATCCAACGTCCAATTGGATGTTCAGAAGTACTCGAACCTTCCGGGGCTCCAGGAGCAGTCGCAGAAACTCTGGGGTCTTCGCCGCATCCAGCCATACTTCCCTTCCATCCAGAAACTATTCAAGCTGGAGAATGTCCGGATGCCTTACCACTACG